CAGTGACCGCCCGTGCGCCGATTGGAAGGCCGCTTGTGTTTCGGAATCGTAATAGGCCATCCCATACGAGTTCGGTTGATACCACCACAAAACCTCCCCAAACTGTAGGCGCGGAACCAGTCCTGCCGTGGCCATCAATTCCGCAACTTGGCTGTACGCCCTCTGCATGTATTCCACTACCGCGACACTGAAAGCGCAATGCGAGCTGTGTAGATTGTGATAGCCGGTAGCCGTCCGAACACGTGAACCGTCAGGGAACCGCTGCACCCAACTATCGTCGGGTGGGTTAACTAACTCTTGGGAAAGCGCAACCGTTACTCCGATCCCCGCTGAAGCTACAGCAAAAAAGAAATCGGTGTGCCAATCCACTGCCGCCCGATTAAATACTGGATCTTGAGTCGGGTCAATTACCCACGTACCCTCATCGGCTCCCGTCTTAAGGTCCGGGGCGTCCCATCCGATGGCCCCCGATGACATCTCATGCCGGATTGCGAAGTCGTATAGGTACAGTGGATTAGCCGAGCGGCAATGCACGGTACAGTTGGGACCCAAGCACTCAGCCCACACGCCCGCGGCCGTCTCATTGATGAATGCCGCGAAGTGGGCCGCTATCGCATCATTGGTGTCTCCGGACAGGACCGTCTTTCCGATCTCTGGCGTTCCCGGTGGTCCGATCCGCAGATAGATGCCGTCCCCCAGCGTGAATTGATCCATGAACGTAAACGTCACGCTCGGGATGGATCGATCTACCACCTTCGCTTGCTTGGTCCAGAAGACTCCGCAATAGTGGTCAATTTCCCCCACCAGGCCCAGATGCTGAATATTCCACAATAGCCGCTGCGGAGAGAGTTTAAACGTGTGGTCCGTATCGAAGTCGGTAGCGACCCCCACGTCTGTGCGAATCTCTGGTGCGTCTGGAACGAGCGCAGTTGGCACTACGCATTCCAAAAAATCAAAGTAGAAATACCATCCAAAACTGGCGTCGTTCTTCTCGCCGGTCAATCGAATTTCCAAAGCGTGTTGGCCCGGCGACACATTAGAGAACAGCTTGCGCCTGACGTTCCGCGTATCTCCAAAACAATCGAGCGGGGAAGAGGCCGGAACTCCATCCAGAAACGCCTGCACCTTGCCGCAATCGAAGTCCAGGCGCGTGCCCACGTAGATGTCGTGTAGGTAATTGCAATGCGTTTCGATTGTCAGCGATGCATCACTATCCGCGGCGCGAATCGCCCGTCCGTTGCTCCAGAACCCGAACGCCTCGTAGGGGTTCTGTGCGGGAGCAGACTCCCAGTACCCGGCACGCTCTACCCATGGATTGTCCTCTTCCAGGCGCACCGAGCCAGGACCGGCCACACGAAGCGATCGTGTGACCTCAGGCCCCGTGACGGTCCAGTTGGTGAATTCCGCCTCCCATTCTGTATTCTCATACTCCGCGCCGTTCGCCAGCGCGGGCGCAAGCGTCATCCATATGCGCTGGATGTCATTTAGCCCGAGCAGCCCGAAGTCGATGCTCACATGCCAGGTAACATCCGAATTTCCGCCCGAGAGATTTTTTGCTGCGGGAGCAAACGTCGCCCCTCCCTGATGGGTGGAGTAGAGGCGGATCATGTTACCATCCCGGCCCGGCCGGTCTGCACGCACCGTTAGGACTGCTCCGCTCGCCGAAGCCTCCAGTCCCGTAATGACGCCCTCTGCTGGCCAGTCCACCGCGTTGATCTGATCTGCGAACACTTGACACGCAACGGCAGCATCCACACGCTGCAAGGTCGCCGGCGCGGAGCCGTCCGAACTCGACACATCAATGGGACCGGTCTTGTTCGCCCGGAGTGAAATCGTTATCTCGTTTCCGTATCCCCCTCCTACCTCCGCGGAGCAGTTAGCGTCGGACGCGTTGATCTGAGCCGCGATATTCTGCGCTACCTGGGCGCTATTCAGTCCGTCTTCCAGGACCGAGTAGATGGCCGTCCCGATAGTCACGGAATGGAGATAATCCTGGAGCGTCGCCGGAGCCGATCCGTCCGAACTGGATACCGATACCGGCCCCGCTATTCCAGACCGTAGGGAAACCGTTATCTCGTTTCCGTATTCCCCTCCCACCGCTGCCGAGCAGCTCGGGTCGGACGCGTTGATCTGAGCCGCGATATTCTGCGCTATACCCCCGCTACTCAACCCTCCCTCTGCCACCGAATATTGCGCTCCTCCAATCGTGACGGAATGCACGTAAGAGGCATTTCCCTGCCACCACATCGCCTGCACGGTAGAGGTCGTGGCGCCCTGCCACCACATCGCCTGCACGCATGACAACGCGGTCAGTGGATCGGCAGGCAGGACGTAATGAAACTCGTGGTTCCGATACCAGAGACGTAAAACATCGTCCTTGTGGGCGCCGGTTAACTGGATCGTAAAATCAGCCGACGCTTTCGTTAGTGTTCCGGCTACGACAGTCGCGTGATTCCCATCCGCCTTCGAAGAGTCCGGATCATCCGATACAAGCCGGACGCGCACTATCGTGCCGTTCGTTAGCAGGCAATTAATGTACGGCCAATCAGTGGTAGGCCACTTGGGTGATTCCAATTCCTGTAGCCCACTGTAATGGACATCGAAATCCAACACGAGGCCGCCGAAATTCCCATCCGGCAGGTAAGCGAAGCGCGGATGCCCAAAGTAATCATCCCGATCCCACAGCACAAGCACACAGAAATCGGCCGCGTCACGAAACACACCCGACACCTTGAACCCGGTGTCCGATGCCGAGTGCAAGGCTCCGGCCGCTCCAAAAGCGTCGAAGCCTTGCAGATGCATCGTTCGATGCGGCTGGAGTTTGTAGATCTGATCCATTTAGGCGTAGACAAATACCGACAGATCGGCGCCGGGGAATATTGTTCCCACCGCAGTAATTGATAGCCGAATACTCGTATTCGCCGGAATGACGGCCGCCGCAGCGATCTGCTCCGGAGTGGCCGACACCGACGTACCTCCGGCCGGAATCGTGAGTGTCATCCAGGGGTCCAAACCCAGGTAAATCGTGAAAGTTACGCCCGACCCTACCGGAGCCACTTTTACATACGCTTTCACGTCCCGCGCCGTGAAATCCTGACCTAGATACAGCGCCGGCGCCGCATCCGCCTCAATGCCAAGCGTTCCTTCGACTGGCAACACAAACCCAGAAGCCTGTGAAGACACGGCGGCGGAACCGATAATCAGCCCCGAATTTACCGAGCCTGCCCAATTCACAACAGTGCTTGGTGACTGACCATAGGGATTAGCAACGAAGCCCTCAGCCGCTAACACCCGCGTATTGGGCAACGGGATGTCGAGAGCCCAATTCAGCAGCGCAGGATTAACTTCGGGCGTCCCGAGGCCCTCAAAAAAGCGTGGAGGAAAGACCTCGGTCTGCGTTACGATACTGACCTTCCGTACAGCCGCTCCGGAGGAATGGGCTTCCGCGCCCCCCGACGTTTCAGTACTCTTCTGTGCGCGCGTAACCTCCGCCGAATTGTCTGTATTTGCTCCGATCAGCAGCATTTCGCCGTCTATCTCAACGAGGTCACCCGTCTCAATCGATCCCCAGGCGTCTACCTCTAAAGTGGTTCCTTCCGCCGCCAGATCTACCGCCAAGTGCGCATCTGCCGGCGGCGCGTCATCCACGTAGTAGATTACGAACGCACCGGAGGAGATGTAGCGCGTATTTTCCGGACTCTCAAAAGCCAGCGGAGACAACCTCAGGAACCCGGCCGGACCAGAGAGACTGGCTCCAAAGATAGGCGGGGGTGGAATATCGGAATCTCGCACCGGCTCGGTGGGCACAGGCCCAGGCTGAACGTCGGACGGCTTCGGCCCCACCGTGTGGTCGTACATCGAGGGTGTAACTGTCTTACCCACCAGGTCCACAGACCAGTCCCGGTTGATCCTCATCGACTGCACGCGGAAATTCATCGTTCCACCAGGTATATCCGGGTCAGTAATACTAGCTACGGAGCCTGCTTCGGTATCGAGAGCCAGGATCGTGCTCCGCCATACTGCGTTGCGCGCCGCGTCCTGTTCGGCCTGATTCACGCCGCCCATCTCCTCTCTCGCCCGCGCGATTGCGATCCGGGCCGCCTGGGACTTGGCGGGGCAGCCGCTCACAGCGAACTGCGAAGAGAGTGGATTCTGTACCCGGCCGTTGCGAGCCGCCAGTTCCTGATCCACATAATCTACGACGTTGCTTTGGAACTGATACTCCTGGTCTGCAAATTGTAAGGTTAATTTCTCAAACTTCGGGCTGACCGGAGTAAGTTGCAGCGACCCGAACAGGATATTTCCGGACGTGAAAGCACTCACGGCTGAAGCGTTAGACCTACACCCCAACTTCAACCGCCCAAAGCTCCATGTGTAGTAACCGCACCCGGCATTCAGAATGCTCTGCAACCAGTCGCGAGTGGGTTTGCAATCTCCGATCACACCCTTAAACCGGAATTGCGTCTCCGTACCCGTGCCAATAATCCTCGGCACCACCGTGTTCGCGATCTGCGCAGTGGCTACGGCGGCATCCACATCGAAATATTCCTCCTGGGTCGAGGCGTCCGTGGACATCAGACCGAGCGCCCACAAGTATGTGTTGATCGCCACCCAGAACGGATTGACACACCCGGTGAGATTCGACCGCGAATCAGGAGCCGTCCAAACCAGCCCGGTCAGCCCCTTCGACACCATCGCAATCATAGTGTGCTGGCCAGGGGCGGTGATCGGATCGGAATTCGGTTTTGTCCGCCTGATCTCACAGAACGCAGTGCCCGCCGAAAAGATCTTGTTGTAGGCACTCTTACCGGCAGCGTCCAGGACTTCGAGCATCGGGCTGCCATCTGCCGCTTGGGTAAACCACCCCTTGGCCGTGCTCGCAACGCGCCCCAGCGAGAAGAACTCCTGGCTTCCGGCCGGATCTCCACCGAACGCCTGTCGAAGGCCGTACAGCGGATTGGAGCCAGACTTCAGGTTTCCATTGGAATCCACCTGGAATCCGTGGTTGGGCTGTCCATCGAGCGTGCTTCCAAAAAACGTATCCGGGTGAGACGCGCCATAACTGGTCCACATTTGAGGCTCCGTAAAAGCCCCAAGCGGACCCCGCCCCACGATTCCGAGAGCGTTATAGAATTGATCCTCATCCCGGCCGGCTGCGATCTTGCACGCTACCGGAAGTCCATATTGTGGCTGCCCGTCATCATCGTGCCAGATCTCCGGAAGAGGGCCGCCGAAAATGCTGTCCTCGATAATCGAGGTCCGCGGGTACCAAGTGGAAGTAGATCCAATAAACCATCCAGCAGGGTTAATGAAACCCAGCCCGTTATGAAATCCGGGACTCCACCCAATCCCTCCGGATCGCAGCAGGACTCCCTGAGAAGAACAATACGTGGCGCCGTATGATTCGCTGGCCTGATGCGCCATACATCCATTCGGGGTATTGAAGCCCAGGTCGCAGGAGTTCGGATCGGCGGCCGGAAAGTGCGTCGTGTCTACTGCCCCAGTCGCTGGACAGCCGTCCTTCTTGTATCGGCGCCAACAAGTGCGCGACACCGACCCGACCGGAGAGGAGAGCGTCAACGCAGACAGAATGTCGCTTGCGCGGATGATAAACTCCGGCCCGGAATCCGAATGCCAGTCGATCACATAACCGGCCCACAATTTAAGGACCGTGCCTGTGCCCACATGGAACAGCGACAATTCGACGCGCGCCCACCGCAGTTGTGTGTCGTTCGCCAATTGGACCATCACCCGGTCCGCGTTACCGAATGTGAGTGTGACATCGTCCGTGGAGCCGTCGATACTTTGGGTGATGATGGCCTCGCTGCCAGGCTCGTTCATCCGAAGCAGCCGCGGTAGGTAGAGCTGCGTCCCGACGGTCACCCGTCGGTCAGACATAAAGATGTCCGGCACGTCGGAATCGAGCACCCGAATCCGCACTAGCGGGATGATCTCCTGTGCCTGATCCTGGAGTGCCGTGGCCAGCGCCGTATTCGGGAACCGCGTCACGGTGGCGCTAACCGTATACGTTGGACCGCCGGTGGGAATCTCAACGAACGTCACACCGGTGGACGTGATCGCGTTAGTCAGAGCCTCCAGGCTCAATGGGGCGTTCTCGAAACAGACCACCTTCTGCGTGGTAGTACCATCCTCATTCGGGGCGTTGTAATAGAACGGCACGTTCGTGCCTTTCACGCTCTCAAAGAAATCCCGCAGTTGTTTCCGGGCGGCGTTGCTCAGGCTCTGGCGATGGAAGGTGTAGCGGATGGACGGATCACCGTAGTGATACCGCTGCTCAATCTTGGCGTTCGCGGCGCCGAAGGTGTGAGTGATCACCTGCCGTCGGCGAGCCTTCCCGTGCGCGAAGTCCGTCACCAGCGGGAACGTGTCGCCAGGTGAAACGGCCGGAACAGTGATGCGGCCAATGATATCCATTCCGTTTACGCCACCTCGATCAATTCCAGGGGGCAGTCCGCCCTCGGAATGTACGTTGACTGATTCCAGTCGCAATTGAAACGAACCGTATACCGGCCCTGCGTGGAAGCGCCGGTCGGATCGTAGTTAGACCCGACGGGCTGCCCCAAAGCCGGTTCAAACGGATTGTAGAAGTAGAACGCGAGATGTTGATGTTCGCACCAGAAGTCCCAGAGCACCAGAAGGTCGTTAGGATTTAACCGCTTCCGTAGCGACCATGATCTACGGCTCGTGTTCACCAAGGCAAAAGATTGCCGCGACCCGTCGTGATACTCATTCACGCGAGACGCCCACTCGCGCCGTTCGGCGAACGCGGTACAGAGCGATCTCGGGAGCACCCCGACGGGTGCGGCGTTCTGAACTGATCCGGGCATCAGAATGCAACCTGATTCGGGGCGAGTGTCATAATTGCGCTATTGACACGAGCGGAAGTAGCCATCCCGCCGTTCACAGCGCTGGCGGCCACCTGGCGCGGACTGCCGGCGATGCCAGCAGCCACGCCCGTAGCCCACAGATTCGTGGTTTGCTCAGGGGATACCATCACCGTTATGGCGCCTCCGAATGGATTGCCAGTCGGAATCGTAGACCCCGCCGGACCCATCACCGGGAGATTCGACGTGTACGTGTACGGCGTCCCGCTGTTGTACACCGCGGATTGATACAGTCCGCCGCCAGCCTGAGTCAGGTTCACGCCATGCGGATCGTTCAGAAACAGGTTGCTCTTTTGGCCCGCGGATTGGGCGTACAACTGAAGCAACTGCCGAACCTCCGGGCTTCTCACCGCAACGCTAACCTGCCCGCCGTAGCTCTGCTTTGCAATGGCCGCTATCTGCTTGGCCGTCGTGTTGTCGATATTCAGGGAGTAAATTTGCTTTATCAGCCGCTTCGCCTGATTCTCCGCCGTCTCAACGCCGGCAATCTTCTCCCCTAGGCCGATCAGTCCCCCAATAGCTCCTCCGATCAGTGCCCCGAGAGGGCCGCCAGCCTGGAAGCCGACCATCGCTCCGCCGGCCGCTCCCGCCGCAACACCTCCCCAAGTTCCGCGCCAGGAGCCGAGTAATCCCTGTTGCGCCAGCATCGCTCCGCCAGCGAACAGCGCCGCCCCAGCCACGCCGTTGACTCCAGTGATACGGCTGTCCTTTAAGAGAGTGAGGTTCCCATCAGCATCCATTGAGTACCGAGGGATGCTATGCGTAAGGCCGCCCCAGTTGATGCCCTTAAAGTTCCGGAGCAGGTTTGGCAAACCACCGAAAGTAGGTCCACTCCCCCCGGATGGAACGAACGGCGGAGTAGTCGCCGCCTGGCCGCCGCCACCGCCGAAGATCATGGACAGTGGATTGCCGCCGCCAGCGCCACCGGAAATAGCGGATACGGCCGGAATAGATGCCGTGATCGCAGGTACAGGCACTCCACCGACGGCCGCCGGAGCTGCAATCGCCGGTACGGACATCCCCATCGAACCAGCCAAGATAGCCGTTAATGCGGCTACCGCCGCGGAGTTCTGGGCAGTTACGGCGGTGTTCAGGTCTGTGGCGATTTTGATCGGATCTTGTCGCCCGGCGCCGAATATCCCCTTGAATAATCCCGCGATACCGCCCTGCCCGTCCGCGCCGTAGATGATCGGCTTCAGGACATTTGCGGTGACGTTCGCCAAACCCTCGGCGACGGGCCGCACTAGCGCTGAGTGAATCGTCTTTCCAATATGGCGCCCGAATTCGGAAGGCCTGGTCAGAAGCGTATTCCAGACGCTCTCCGCTTCGCGCTTAAGTATGTCTAGCTGCTGCCTTTGAAGCTCCAGCGTCTTGAGCGTCGCCTCCTCTTGCACATCCGCAATCTCCCGCTGCACGTCCTTTTGGGCTTGTGCGATTTCGATAGAGCGCTTGGCGGCATTCTCCTCTTTGGAGATGCGCTCGGCTTCGCCGGCCGCAAGTTGCTGGGCCAGGTCAATCCGGATCTGATATTCCGCCCGGATCGCGTCCATGCCAGTTGCCCCGCCGTACTCCATCATCCGCAGAGCGCGGCCGGCGTTACGATTAAGCGCGTCCCGGCGCGCCGCAAATTCTATATCAGAAATCCGGTCCTGAGCGGAGAATCCCTCCCGCCATTCCTTGAACTGAGCGGGGGACGGACCCATTATCCATAACAGATCGGAGCCGGGGCGCTTCCGGCTGTAAGCCTCAAATTCCTCCCATGCCTTCCTGGAAATAACCGACGCTTGCCTGTCGGCTGATTGCCGGATGGCCGCAATCTCTGCCTCTGCGTCCTTGAGTTTCTCCGCCTGCTTTATCAATAGATCGCGTTCGTGGTAGATCTTTTCGATTGCGGACAGCTCAGCCTCATCACCCTTCTTCGTGAACGCGGCAGCCTCCGCCTGGAATCTCTTCCGCTGCTGTTCCGCATCCAAGCCAGATCGAGCGCGGGCCTCCCGCTGCTCCGCTGATTGGAGGCTTTTTTGAATCTCCGCCGCCTCGCTCTTTGTCAGCGGAGTATCCGGCTCAAAGAGCTGCTTGCGATAGTTCTCAACGTCGCGCTTGGCTTGCCGGTACGCCTGCTCCAATCCTTCATGCGTTCCAAAGAAACGCGCCCGCAGGCTGTCAATGTACTGCTTACCGGCCTTCAGGTCACTTCGGCGAGTCGCATTCTCCGCTTCAGACAGCATCTGCTGAAGGCTGTCGATTTCCTTTTTGATATCAGACGCCTGTTTTGCGCGCCCCAATTCCTCCTTGGTGGGTGCTATAAACTGAAGCCATCCGAAGTCACCAACCAGGCCCTGTTGCTGCTTACGGAGTTCCTCGATGCGCTTCAGCGTGGCGTCACGGTTCCGCATAATCTCCGGCGCCCTGCGCTCCATATCCGCCCGACGCGCCCGGTGAGCGCTCCGTGATTCATGCGCCCCAATACCGCCAGCCGCCGCGATCCTACGGGCGTCCACCTCTTCTTGTCGCGCTCGCGCATCGTCACCAACCGGGGTGACGTTATTGAGGAACCATTCCACGCCGGTCCCAATCCAGTTGATGGACACGGTTAGCGTGGTAACCAGCCCGTCTTTGAACTTCCGAATCAGGTCACTCCATTTCGCCTCCAGCGCGTCCACCTTGCGGTCATATTCCGCAAAGCGCCGGAGGTCATCCTCGGTGGGACCGAATCCGTTCTGCCGCGCGATTCGCAGGTTCTCCGCCAACTCCGAAATGACAGGGATAGCCTCGACCCCGGCCCTCTTGAAAAGGTCCATAGCTACGCGGTTGCGGTCAAAAGCACTCGGGATGCGGTTAATGCGCTCAGACAACTCCTCCAGGATTGTGGCCGTAGGACGGACTTGGCCAAGATCATCGCGGATCTCCACACCCAATTCCCGCAACCTGGCCCGCGCCCTCTGCGCCTCCGTGCTGTTATCGGTAATAGCTTCCGTCAGGCCTATCATCATGCGGTTGAAGATGGAGACATCCTGTCCTGCCGCCTTCGCCGCGAACGCGAACTGACCGATCTCTTGCGCCGTCAACCCAGTGCGGAGCGCGGCTTGCTCCATACTTTCGCCGTAGTCGCCGAGGCTCTTCATCGCCTGCCATCCGGCTACCGCTACACCGGTGAGTGCGCCAACTGCGATAGACAAGGCGCTACCTAGCGGTCCGATCTTTTCCATGAGGCCGCTCGCCGCCTCCTTGGAGGCGTTCAAAGGGTCCTTGATGAAGTTCTCGATGTTACGCCCCAGGGCCTGGAAACTCCCGCCCGATTTGCCGCTCTCCACATCGAGCATGTGAGCGTAGGCTTTCGTCACGCGGTCGATCATGCCCTGCTCATCGCCCAACTTCTTGATGATCCGGTCACGCTCCGCAACGAGGCGGTCCACACCCGTCCTGCCGTAAGCTGCCGCTTGCTTCTCAATGGACTGGGTGAGCCGCTCCATTGAGTTCCGGGAGCGGTCGTTCACCTTGAGCAGCATTTCGGCCATGCGCTCAAGCGACTTCTGCATCGAGTCGCCGGCCTTGACGGTGCCCTTTTCCCAACCCTCCACCGCTTGGTTGGCCTGCTTGATGGCCGCGAGCACACTTCGGGGATCTACTTCCAGGACTACCGATTCCTGATCCATTTACGCCGCCTTTCTCACCCGAATCGACTTCGCCTGCCTTAACGTGGCCAGGACAACTCTCGCCAACACGCTTCGATCTTTCGGAGATACCCCGAACTGTTTTTCACGCCGGTTGTTAACGTGAGCGATCATGTCCGCATGTGGATCGGTGAATCCGATCGTTACCTTGTTCTCGCTGGCCGCCTTAACCGCCATAGACCGCATAGTCCGCCCACGCCAAAACCAGTCCCGGATGGGTTGCAGCCCCCGCGCCGTTTTGTAATCGGGATACCCGCGCTTACCATTGCGCCCCGGCTTGAGAGGCTTCGCCGGGGCGTCCTGAATATTAAGTCCCTTCCGTATGCGCGATGTGATACTGTCGAGCACAACGCTGCCGATGCTATGCATCTGCTCCGCCGTGAACGGCCCGAGCACGAATCTGGCGCGTGTGATCCTAGTCTGGAAGGGCATAAGGTTGGTTGTTCTTTTGCTGCTCTCGCAAGTAGCGCTCGCGCTCCTCCTTGAGCACCTGGAGTCCCCTTACCTCTTCCGCCGTTACCTCGTTCCACGGAACGGAGAAATGAGCACAATCGAATTCCAACTCCAGGAGTCGCTCGAATAACCTGCCGGCTCCGGAGTGCGCGCGCACATACTCCAATTCGTTCATGGGGCAGCGGTCGCAGCGGTTCACGACAAACTGACGGCCGCCGCATTGCGGACACTCGCCGGGAGCAGAGGTATCCTCCACCTCGCGCCGGGTTCCGCACTTCTGGCAGGTTACGTCGTTCGCGTCTGGACAACCACGCGGGCCGTCCTCACCGCCGTCGCACAACTCATGCGCGCGCACGGAGCGATAGATCAGCAACCGGAGAGGGACCGGATTCGGCCACTCATCCGGTGCTAGGAGTTTGGGTCCAGCGCCGGGTCCAGGTCATCGATGGCTTGAACCAATTCCACTACCACGGCGGACTTGTGGTGCGGGGGAACATCCGCTGGCTTGTAGTTCACGTGGTAACCTTCGATTTTCGATACAACTGAATCGTAGAGCGATACGGCCGGCTCGATGCGGTATCTCAACTCTTCCTGGCCGTGCGGCAGATCCGTTGCGGACACGACGGTGCGACGGTAGACGGTGATGTCCCGCTGCGTCGGAATACCGAGCGAATGAACCGTGATCCCGAACGGCGTCTTGAGCGTGATGCGGTACTCATCGCCGGCGCGCTGGCAGTCGGTGACCTCGCAGTACGTCAACTTCGAAACGGCGTTTCCCGCTTCGTATTCATCGAACTCCGGACCTTTGTCTTTGCGGATGGCGTTGAAGAGTTCCAGATCCGCCTTGAGGTTCGAGACGAATTCGGTCTGCGACTTGCGGCGTCCGATCGTCCGGCGTATCGATTTCTGCTGGTTCAGCCGGTCCAGCATCTGCTGATTCGTTGGCAGCCCCAGGATCGCCATCTTGGGGGGATTGGCCACCTTTACGGTCACACCAGATCGGAAGAGCGTCGTGTAGGGAAAGAGTGTA